TCATATTAATTCCTCTCCTGCTAGTTTATCAATCTTTTTATTAAAATATTCTTCAATCAAATCAAATAATTCAGTAGTGCAACAATCATATACTTTAACTTTACCAAATCTTTCAATTAAAGCCCTATACAAATCTTTCTCTTTCAACTTCTTAATAAACTCTTTGACATCTTCAGGATTTAATAAATCTCTTTCTTCTGAACATTGTGTTATCTTATCACTTAAACTCATTTTTCCTCAAAGCACAACCTCTTGTATGCTGCTCTGGCTGCTTCAATGTCATCAAATTGTTCCTGCACATATTCCCACAAATCTTTAAGCCATGCTGTTCTATTTTGTATATTTTTGTGTATCATTTTCTAATTTTTTAATCATTTGGTCATCTTTCCATTGCTCAAATAAGAAGTCGTAATGGTCTGGAGTCTTTTCATCTTCATAAGCACCGTCTTGTTCGTAATAATCTCCTTCTTCGTGATTTGCTGTCATTTTAATTTACTCCATATTATTAAAAAAATTAGAGCAGCACTCCAAAAAGCACCAAGATATTGCAGATAGATTAACGTCTCCATTTGCTCTCGTGTTTCTTTAATAATTTAATTGCTTTAGATAAAACCTCTTGCATATTAGATGCTTTAGTTTTAATTTTGAATAACATAACCTCATCCCTAAACTTTGGGGTTACTGTGATATTAACTCTTGTCTTTTCCATTATAATTTTCTTGCCATTCTTTTTAGTTTTTTTAAAAATTCCTCAGATATATTATTATCATATTTTGGTTCCCACATTTCATTAAAATTCCAATGAACCTCTCCTTCAAATGTATAAAAGCAGTGTTTAATAAATTCTTTCATTGTTGTTATTTTCTTTTCCATAGATATATAGAAGTTCATAAGTATATAAATGTATTGGTTTATGTTGCTTCACCTAATTTATCAGCGGTATATTCTACTCTAACAGCGACGATATAAGGTTCTTCTGTTGGATTACTTCCGGCAACTAAAGCAACTCTTGAACCATTAAACGCAATCAAATCGTCCATAGCAAGTGATGCTCCAGAAATAGTGCCTTCTGTTTTAACAACTGTGTTAGCTGTTGCAGGAATATTAACATCACCAAAGTCTATAGTTCCAGAAGAACCCCCACTAATTAATTCTCCAACAGCAACTGCTCTCCAATCTGAATTCCATCTAACTTCACCACTATTGGTTGCATATGCTTCATCAATAGCCCAATATACTTCAATTGTAATGTCTGTTCCTGTAGCCCAATCAGTAGGTAATTCAAAAGAGGTGTGCATATCGTCATTTATTTTGAATTCATAAGTTGGGAATATATCATGTAATACTTTAGTTGGTCCTGAAGCTCCTGGATTAAAATCTGTTAAAATAACCCCAAATTCTTTCTTAACTCTTGCTGTTCCTGTCATAGTTAATAATCCATCTGTTGCAAAACTTGAATAATTTGTATTGTCATCACCTAGTTTAACATCTCCTACAACTTGGAGTTTTGTGTCAGGACTCGTAGTTCCAATTCCAACATTTCCATCTGATTTAATAATCATTTTAGCATCTGCTATTCCTACAACATCGTTTGCATCGTCATTACTATCAACAGAGAAATATAAATCTCCTAACCCATTATCACCTGTTCTTAAATGCATTAATGATGATTTATAATATTCTGCATCCGCCCCCATTCTAAATAAAGCTCCATGTCTATCAGTAGTTGTTTGTCTTCTAATATTCATTACTGCTGAGTTAGCAATAACAACATTTAATCTTGCATCAGGACTTGTTGTTCCAATTCCAACATTTCCTGCATCTGTAATTCTCATTCTTTCAGCATCTCCACCTGCTCCTGCACCATTTCTAAAAACCAATGAAAAATCATTTCCAAAAGAATTTTCACTAATACTTGTTATTGAACTCGTTATACCTGTTCCTCTTGCACTTCCATCATTTGCATAAAACTCAATCCTACCTACCTCTTGATTTAAAGCCAAAGTAGTATCTGTGCTTGTTATTCTTAATTCTCCTGTTGTTGCATCTGATATTTCTAACTTCTTATCAGGACTTGTAGTTCCAATTCCAACATTACCTTTAACATACATTCCTCTTGTATCGTGGAAAGGGTGTAAGTAAGTTCCGTCATCGTCCCAATGATTTTCCCCTGCAATCTGTGCATCTACATAAGACTTGTTAACAATATGATTATTAGCTGTAGGTGCTTGTTCTATAGTTCCTTGTCTTGTAGAAATAGTTTTTCTATCTGCGAAGTCATCTAGTATTCCTTTAGACTTATGAGGCAAAGGTTTGTTCACACTCTTAGAATATTTTCTTATTAATGGATTTCTTTTAGCCATAGGATTATAGAGAATTAAAGTTTAAGTATTTATCTAAGAGCCTTGTCTATAGATAATCAAACCCTTACCATCTGCAGAAGTTATAAAGAATAATTCAGTCATAGCAATAGTGCTTAAAGCTGATATAATTGCTACAGAGTCTCCTGCTTCACCATCAAAAATTTTAGTAGCTGCTCCCATTATGTGCTAGTCACCACCTCAAAAGTTCCAACTGTAGAAATGAAATGTAGTTTAGCACCTGACATAAATATCATACCTGCCTCGGCCGTAGAAACATCTAGTCCCCCATAATCTGGAATTACTAAACTTGTTGGATTAAGAATCTCACCTGTAACTGCGGGCATTATTATTTCCTCGTGTTTGTGATTTCACAAACTTCGTTAGGTGCTTGTAATTGGAAAACTCCCCTCTCCCATGCTCTGATTGTAGTAGACTTACCTTCATCTACTATAGTCACAACCTTTAAAGGTTCTGCTTGTTTCCAAACCATTCCTTGTTTAGCTACTAGAACATAAGCCGATTCTGCTGTTACTGCTTCACTAACAACTATAGTTAATCCTAAAAGACTTCCTTGTTGTCCGTTAGCCATAACACCACTCGAGTAAGTTGGGTGATTTAAGATTTTAGAATTTGAAATAATGTTTGTATAGTCTGTTCCATTAACTACTAAGTATCCATTACCACTTAAGGCATCAATACCATCTACTCTTAAAGTTTGGATAGCATCTAGAATATCTTTAATTGGATCTCTGTTAGCAATAGTTGCGCTGTCCCATTCATTACCTGCTGTAATTGCTACTGAGTTTCCTCTATTTGATTTAACACTTGCTTCAATTGCTACATCTACTTGATAGATTATTTTTCTTCCTAGTCTATAAACCTTTCTTTGTAACATAGGAACTGTTGCATTTTGTTGAGCTTCTAAAGATATAATACTTTCTCCTGCATACTTTTCTATAACTGAACTAACTTTAGTTTCAGTAACATCAAAGAACGGGAATGGTGCATATTGTGGAACTCCTTTAATAGTTGAACCTGTGCCTCCATCTGTTGAATCGTCGTTAGTTTCTCTAAAATATGATTCTATCCAAGCACTAGAACTATCAATAGCACAAAGAGCCTTCCATTTCTCTTCTATTTTAACTACTGCTTTAACTGCTGTATCAATATATTCTTTTCTTAAGTCTGCTTCTCTGTCAGTATCGGCCATTTTATGTAATCACTCCTACTCTAACTCTTACTACTTCTGCTGCTGTTCCTGTTTCTTGAACTTTACCGATTATTGCTCCGGTTAAAAGTTCTCCTGCATCTGCTTGTTTGATTAAATTTGCTCCTGATAATGAACATATACCACCTAGAGTAATATCTTCTAAGGGTGTAATTGTTAAATCCCATATTCCATTTTTAGCTACAACGATTTCCGTAATTCCATCACTTGCTGTTTTTTCTTCCCAAGAAATACCACCAAAAAGGTCTGCTCCAGAACTTGCTGTTACAGTATTAGGGTCTGAACTTAATTGCATAATTGTGTTTAAAGGGATTGCTGCTCCGTCGGCAACAGTCTTTCTTTCAAAAATAGTTGGTGTTTCAATGCACACTGCTTCATTAGCCATGCACTTAGGTAACCTTAGTTATATATAAATGTTTCTATATCATTTCAGAACCATCAGGATTATACTTGTCTTTCTTAAATGGGCCCCAAAAGACAGCAACTCCACCATTCATATCCTTATTATGTTTGTCTAGAACTTTTTGAACATCTTTTTTAATATTCTTTTTTTCTGTTGCAGGGAATGTTAATTCAAAATTCTTAATCTCTCTAGGCATTAATTGTAATAATCCTATAGTCTTCCCTGTCTTCTTATTAATATAATTATAATAGATATTTTGTAGGTCTTCTAGAACTCTACGCATTAAATTAGGAGGTCCTCTTAAAAGCATATACTTATGCATCTTTCTTTAACATATCTTTAAAAGTATCTAATATAGCATATCCTTCTTCTATGTGATTTTCTGCTAGGGTCTTATTTTCTTCTGACCTTTTGAGACTTTCTTTTATTTCCTTTATTCTAGCTTCTATATATTCTTTATTCATAGTTTATCGATAGCGTCTTCTAACTGTGTTCCTTTAAAAAACTCCTTAGCTCCCTCTTTTTTCTTATCTTCTTCACTAACTAATGTAGGTTCTATATGTCCTCCAGAATTACCACCTAACATAGTGTTAGCTGCTAACTTTTCTTTTCTTTCTAAGATTTCTTCTTCTTTCTTTGAGGCTTCTTCTCTCCTCTTAACCAAAGCCAAAGCTTTGTCATAGTCCGAAAGAGGTTGACCATCAGTCGCCAAAGCATTACTAGTTGAATCTCCCTTTGTGTCAGTCTTATTTGTTTGTTCATTTTGCATAGAATTATATGACACGTGAGTATTTAAACTCTTGCTTTTAGAATTAAACATAAATCTCTTATTGCTTTAGTATTTTCTTTTAAAGTCTTAGTTGCAAATACCCACATCAATACAAATGCTGCTATAGGAAAGCCTACATTCTGAATTATGTTGATTGCTTGAGTAGAACCAGTCACCATATTAACCCCACTATTATAGAAGCCATTGTTAAGAATATAAATAATCTTATAAAATACCAAATTTCTCTGTTAGTCATTGTCTTCTCCTATAGATTAATTCTAACGCATCAGAACCGATTGGAGACTGTGTTAATAAAGAATTCTGCATATCATTATTTAATTCATCTCTTTCTCCACCTGCCGAATAAAAGGATTCAAACTCTGCTAAATTAGGAAGTGCTGTTTCAAACTTTCCAACATCTCTAGAAGTGTCAAATTTCATTTGTCTATATGCTTGGTCTATTTGAGCAGCTACTTTATTATATTCTGCTAAATAAAATGCCCTATTTGCAGGGTCTGTTCTAGCCCAAGTAGCCCAATCTTTCATGGTTTGTTTTCCCTCGTCTAAGATTCTTTGTTGTCCTGTAGTATTATCTGCTCTTTGAGATTTCATATTGCTTGTCATTCCCCCAACGATTCCTGCTATTAATCCAACTCCTGCCCCAATTGCTGCTCCTGCTGCGACACTAATTCCCCCTGTTGGTATTGCTCCTACTGCTCCAATCTTCCCACCAATTAATGCTCCTGCTCCAACCGTTGCTCCTAATCTTAAAGCACTTGGCACTGAACCTATGGCTCCCTGTGTTGCAGCTTCTCCATAATCAAATAATCCAGATTCATTTAAAGGCAATCCTCCAAACTTTCCAACTTGTCCTGCTAATTGTTCTCCGGCAAATGCTCTATTAGATTGTGTTTGTGCTGTTCCTACCGGTGCTGTTCCTAAAGGTATTGCTGTTTTTTCTTGTTCTCCTGTAACTACTTTTTGCACCTCATCAGGTGATAATCCTAAAAATGTCCTTCCATCTGGTAAGGTTAAGCCTGAAGGTCTGCCTGTTTCATTTGTAAATATTTCAGGATTAAGAGCATCAACCTTTGGAGCTTGTCTTGGTTCTACTTCGGGCTTTTGTATTTTAAAAGGGTCTACTTCTTCTTTAGATGGAATACTACATGTTTTAGTAGCTTCGTCCCATACCCCGCCATTATTAATACATTTAATTCTTTTTCTCTCATCTCTCTTACTTTTTTCTTCTTCTTTAGTAATATTAAATTCTTTATTAGGGTCTGTTATAGTAGTTCCTTGATTAACAGGTGGAGCAAAAGGTGGCATTATTCTCTAGTTATAGATGCCTCCACATCATTTGGTTGAATATTAGGTTGGTCTAGTTCTGGTTGCATTCCCCCTAAACTTGGAGGTCTATTAAACTTGATTTGTATTGCTTGTTGATTCCATAAGTCTGCCTCTAAATCAACTTGCTCTTTAGTATAAATAGGCTCAAAAATAACATGACCCATCTTACCTCCAACCTCAGAAGTTCCATCAGATGTTGCAATACTTCTCGGTACTCCACCTGTTTGATAATTTAAGTTTTCTAAATATTGTAACCATGATTGCCTATCTTCTGAACTCTTAGAAGGATATGGTTCTATCTTTGCTGTGTCTTCTGGTAAGCCAACCATCTCTCCATTCTTAACAGCTTTCTCTATTTGAGCATTAGCATAACTTATCTTACCTGCATTATTAGTCTTATAATAAACAATTCCTAGAGCTTTATCTCTATGTTTTATAGTTCTCTCATCTATATTAGCTTCTAGTAGAGCATCAATAACAGCTTTTCCTGATTGTATTAAAGAAGTACCATGTACTTGGTCACCTACTCTTTTATTTTGAGAATGTAATATAACTTCGGGGTCTTTCTTAACCCATTTTTTGCCATTCCATATTTCATATCTTATAATCCTAGCCCCTTTAATAACTACTTTAACTCTTTCAGGAGATATAGGTATCATATTAAGTAAAACACCTTGTTTATTTCTTATTACTTCTAAGAAAGCATCACCAATTGTTAACTTAACAACCTCATGATTCCACATAATAGTGTCAAATGTATCCTTACCCATTCCTGTTATATGGTCTAATTCTGATTTTAATATACTATTTTCTGTTGTCCAACCTCTACTTACTGTCCATGTTGCAAGAGCATTAATTGGGCTTGAAACTTGTGGGTGATTGAAATAATAACCAAAGTTCTCTGCTGCTTTATCAAAATACACATAGGTTTCTTGGTTTCCATCGTTTGCATTATCAAGACTTTTACTCTCAACTATGAAGTCTGCGACTTGGTTTGTAAAATCTGTTGTTGTTGCGTTGCTTAAATTATATTCTGCCATTTTATATTCTAATAGGTAATTTTAAAATCGATTTTGTTGCTGTCATAGACCCCGCTGCACTTTCTAAAGGCGAAGAACCAATATAGACATTTCCACCAACTGCAGAAGTTATAAGTTCTACTCTTAAAATATCTCCCTGTGCAAAATTAATAGATGTTAAAGGAATGCTTAACCTATAATATGCTCCTGCTACTCCTGTGGTAATATTAGGAGTTGTTATTGATGCTCCGATTTCAGTTTCAACAGCACCTCTTAAATGTATTATTCTTGCACTTATTGGTTTGGTTACATTAGCAAAACCACCCAAAACTAAAACTGCTGTTCCATCAATATACCTTGGAGAATTAAATTGTAATGTATTAAAATTTATTTCAGTTGATGGGACAAAAGCCGTATTATTAGAACCACTTTGACTTTCGTTTGTTGTTAATTCATAAGTTGCCCCTCCACTATCTACCGATTGAACAAAATAAAAATCTATTAATCCAGAACCATCAATAATATCTTGATAATCATAACTTGCAATAACAGGGCTTGCCGTATTAAATGTGGTGAGTTCAGGAGATAAAGGCATTTTATAGCCCTAAATCTGCAATTATATCGGCTTTATTATTTTTCAAATCACTTAAAAAACCTTGCCAGATACTATTGCAAACATTTAATTTAGATTGAGAAGTTGCCAACTGCCATGTATCCTGATTTTGATTAATTGCATAAAACGCAGCTCTGTGTGATGCTATTAAAGCTAACCATTGTTTATTTGCTGCTGTTATACTAGCATAATTTGCTACTAAACCAATATTATCTCCAAAAGATTTTTCCATATCACTCTCTGCCATTAATATCCAAATATTAGTATTATCTATTAAAATTTGTGTTGCAGAACCATTTTGTCCTATTGCTAAAATAACTTGTGCTGTTGTTGCCAATGTTCCGCTGTCTGCCATTATTTATTTACCAACCTCTTTATTTGCATTGTTAAATTTATTATCGATTGTATGTTAAACATCTTTAAAATCTCATCATTTGTCAAATTTGGGTATGTATCTTTAACTGCAATCATTTCGGTTATTAATTCTTGAATTTCCATTATATCTTTATAGAATAAACAATAGGATTTAAATCTTTGTATTTTTCAGCTAGTGCTGCTCTTATCAATCCCTCGGCAATATCCGAGTCACTATGATGTCTCGAGAAGATTTTAAGATGTGACCTACCCTGTGAATCACTCGTATAATCAAATTGTATGGACCTTAAAGAAAAGAATATATCGTCATCGTCTAATAATTTAATCTTCTTCTGTCGCATTAAACTTAAAAGGTTTGTATATAAATCTTCTTTTAAATATTTAATTCTTTTCATTTCTAAACCCTGCTTAACCATTAGGGAATTCTTCACTCCATAGGTTTTAGCTTTTGTTTGGTCATGCACCATCAAAAAATCATACACTCCAACACCTATTCCCTCATTATCTATAAATAGCTTTTCAAAATTATATTTTCGGTCTAAATTAAGTATTAAATCATAAGTTTGGTTTAAAAATGTATTTTCAGTTACTAAATGCTCTCTATGATACAATATTCCGTCTAATTCTTCCATTATCTCAAATGTGGAGTGGTCTTCACCCTTTCGTGCTATATCAGAACCTAAAAAGTAATTTTTGTTAGGTTCTCGAGTCTTTGGCCTTTTTAAGGTCTGACACTCTCTAATTAACTTATCTGTAAACCATTGCATTTGGCCATCTGCAAATTCTCCCTTATATTCTTGGTCATAAGCTAATTTAGACATTCTTTTCTTTTCTTGTTTTAAAAATTCTTTAGGAATCCTTGGACATTCTTCGCTTGAAACATGGAATTTCGTAAAAGATGGATCATCAAAACAATCGTGAAAGTAATTATCACGTCCAAAAGGAGTTGATAATAAAACCATTCTTGCCCCGTGTTTAATTCGTGTCGCAATCATTGGAGTTACTGCGTCCCAAACTGCTCTAGGAATAAACGCCGCTTCATCTGCTAGTAGTAGGTCTACTGTGTAACCCCTTATCCCATGCCCCGTTAAGCCTGTTGGAAGACATAATATCTTAGTTTTGTTTTTTAGTTTAAGTTTAGACTTAGTTTGAAATTGCTTACCTTTCTTTAATTTGTTGCTGTGGTTATCCAACATATAATTTAGAATTTTAGAAAATAATTCAAATGCTTGTCTTTCTACAGAAGCAATTACTAAAACAATTTTTCCATCATTCGCCGCTGCATAATCGCCCGCTACTTTTGCTATAATTGTGGATTTTCCAACTTGACGGCCTGACCTTAAAGCAATATTTCCTTTTGTTGCTAGTATATCTTTTTGGTATTTGTCGTATTCCATGATTATAAATAGAGGGGGGGTATGAAAAAAAAGATTTGTGATTGAGGTTCAAAATGTTTTTGTCCCCCCTCTCATAATATTAAAATTTTATTGTTTAAATAATTTTCCCCTGAGAGTCCCCCCCCTTTCCCCCCCCACAGCTCAACGTCGCTTAGGTTATGCGAACTTCTACTGTGCACTTAGGTTACCTTAGTGAACAGTATGCTTAGGCTTTAAGGATTCCCCCCCTTGAATAGCCCAATTAGTCTAAATCCTAGAGGATTTAGGGGCTATTCAATTCCCCCCCTCCTCTCTTTAGTTGATAAGTAAGTGTAATGTAGCAGTTATGTATATGAATAGAAATCGCAGATTTCTAAATACTCCAATATACTTAAATGTTTGGTTATGCGAACTTATCAACTAAAGTACTAATAATCCTACTACTACTACTACTACTACTACTACTAATAAGTACTTATATATATATAAGTATAAAGAAACTACTATTGCTATGAAAACAAATAAAACTATAACACTAGACTTTGAGATAATGCAAAAACTACAATTAGAAGATAATGCATCTGGGTTAATTAACTCCCTGTTAATTCATCACTATAACCTAGTTCAAGAGAAAGGTATGACTAGAGACGAAAGAATAGAGTTCTTAAAGAAAAAGCTATTAATAGCAAAAGCAAGAGAAAAGGTTAAGGAGTTAGAGAATGATACAAGATAGTATTGACATAGAAAAAGAACTAAATAAATTAGATAATGAAAAAGAAAAAGAACTCCTAAGTACTGAACAGCTTAAAAAAGTAGTGATTAACAAACTAACTAAAATCAATAAAAAAGAACCATCAAATAAACAGACTAAAGAAATGATTGATTTTATAGAAAGAGTGCAAAAGAGATTTAAATTTGAGTGATATATATTAACTAACACCTAAACACTTCTTAGAACGCTTTATATGAGCAAAATTGATATTATAAGAATAAATCTCGGTCTTTCCCGAGTGTCAGGGCTTTTGTCTTGAGCCAAACGAAAAGCTATTTCCGTCATACTCTGTTTTTGTAAACAAAGCAAGGGGCAGGATTCGAACCTGCATAAACTATCGTTTTATTCCCTTAAGGAAAGCTTAACCCGGGTAAGCTACTCTCGCATAAATTAAATAAAAATAAATAAATGTTGTTGTTTGATTACTCTTTTTCTATCTTCTTCTCACAAACAAATAGAACCTTTTGCTCTTTCCCAAATGCTTGCTGTGTATTCACCATAAACAAGAACGGCTTACCTATCCAATTATCAGTTTCAAAACCATACAACTTAGTCAAAACCTTAATTGATGTCTTGTTGGGCCAATAGTCTAAAATCGTTCCATCTGATACTTCAATCCTTAACAAAAGCTTTCTAATCTTCTTTGCAGGGTCTGACAAATCTGGTAGTTCTTCGTAATGTGGTTTATTAACGATTACACAATGCTTATCTTTGAGTTTTTCTACAAATTCACCTGATACTGCTATGTCTTCTACAATTACCATATTATTGATTACCTCCTTTTAATTTTCTGAATATTTCTTGAATCTGTTTTGTATGTGCCTTTGTTCTTTCATTAATAACATCAATCTTCCCATCAAGCTTCTGTGTCCATTGTCTACACGGCATATCTTCAAGCTTAAAATCTCCCTCAACAACTATTTTAGTCATATTAATTCCTCTCCTGCTAGTTTATCAATCTTTTTATTAAAATATTCTTCAATCAAATCAAATAATTCAGTAGTGCAACAATCATATACTTTAACTTTACCAAATCTTTCAATTAAAGCCCTA